AATGGGAACTGTAGAACGTAGAGTTATCGTTTCAGGTGCATCATTAGCAGAAGCAGAAGCAAACGCATATTCAGAATGGTCTGCCCTCACAGGTGGACACATCGGTACAGCCGAAAGTGTAGAGGCTCACCTCACAGATGGGCATGAAGTAGAAGCTCACGAGATAATCCCAGAGCTAGCTGAGACTGCAAAAAGAAATCTAAAGTAGATAGTAAACAGAGAGGACTGGCTATGAATATATTTTACCTTGACCATGACCCAGAGATTGCCGCCGCTTACCACTGCGACAAGCACGTTGTCTGTATGATAAAAGAAACTGTACAGATGATGTCTACCGCACATCGTATGCTTGACGGTGACGAATGGGCAGACAGCGTTGGCCTCGTTAAGTCAACCCACATCAACCATCCGTCAACCATCTGGGTTCGCTCCAGCGTTGACCATTACCACTGGATGTTGCAGTTGTTGCAACACCTGTGTGACCAGAAGCTCAAGCGTTTCGGTACGCCACACACATACACCAAGCTTATCCATCCTTTGTCTGTTATCCCTGACAACATTGACGATGCTGGTTTCACACAGCCACCAGCGTGTATGCCTGACGAGTACAAGTCTGATTGTTCCGTTCAGTCGTACCATAACTTTTATATCGGTGCTAAGTCACACTTTGCTAAGTGGGCGCACACAGAAATGCCAGCATGGTATGCAATGCGTTTATTCGCTTGACACTTTATATCCACTCAGGCATCGTATGCCTTAACATTATTACGGAGAGTTTATTGCTTAAATATAAGTATGTGAAGATTCCATTCATCGGGGGGAGCGTCTACGTTGAACACAACAAAGACAACAACTCGTTGTGTGGGTGGGAGTGGTGTTGTAATACACCTGACAGAGAACTCTTTTTGTACATCCGTAAGATACGGGTAATCTATACACCACCATCATGGAGACACAATGGTCAAACCAATGGCACGGGTAACGGAGAAGCAGGAAGCACTATCACAGATACTGAAAGTGATAGAGAGGTTTCGAGATTTAGACCCAGAGATACAAACACAAACCGTGGCAGTATTTCTGACTGTGGCTAAACATCCTGTACCTATCAAAATGCAGGAGATAGCTGACGAATTGGGGCTTGCACAATCCAGTGTGAGCCGCAACGTGGCATGGCTGGGTAGCTGGTCACGCCACCACAAGAAGGGTCAAGAGTTGCTGGAAGCATACGAAGACCCGATGGAACGCAGACGAAAGCTGGTGAGGCTGACTGCCAAAGGCACACGCTTTGCCAAGTCTTTGTCTGCATTAATATAGGAGACTGCCTATGCCAGTACGCAAACGGGGTAACAAGTGGCAAGTCGATGTCCGTAAACAGGGCATCGTGTTTCGTCACAATTACCCAGCACAAGAACAGGCTGATGCAATGCTTGTTCAGGTTGAGGATGCCATATCCAAAGGCTTGCCTCTGCCTGACCCTGAGTGTGCTATGCCACAGGCCATGACTGTCGCTGAGTTGTTCAACAAGACAGCCGATAGGTACTGGTCTGAAACTAACTGGGGCATGACTGCCATCCGTACATCACAAGAGATTGTTGATGTGGTGGGTAGGAACTGTCTCGCCAGCCAGATTGATGACAATCTTGTTGATGACCTGATTGCTTTCTTCAAACGAAAAGGCAACGGGAATTGTACAATCAATAAGAAGCTGTCTGTATTATCCAAGGCTTGTAACTTTGGGTTCAAACGTGGCTGGCGTAAAACAAAGCTCAATATTGAGTGGCTTGACGAGGGCAGAGGCCGCATCAGGTTCGTCACTGAAGACGAGGAACTTATGTTGTGGAATATGTTTCGTCAGATGCGGATGTATGATGAGCTAGACACTTTCATGTTCCTGATAGATACCGGGATGCGTGTAGGTGAGCTACGCAACATCCAATTCAAAGACCTCAATGGCAGTCGGTTGACTGTCTGGAAAACCAAGAGTGGGAAACCTCGCACTGTTGTTCTGACAACACGAGCAAAAGAAATATTTGTTCGGCGTAACGGTGACCTTTCAATGACACCTGATAAGGTGCAGTATTCTTGGAACAAGGTTAAACGTGCGATGGGCATGGGGCATGACAAAGAATTTGTGCCTCACTGTCTTCGCCATACTTGTGCCTCTCGCCTCGTGCAGAGGGGTGTTCCCCTTCTTGTTGTGAAGGAATGGCTTGGTCACGCTGACATTCAGATGACCCTAAAATATTCCCATCTGTGTCCAACAAATCTGGAAGACGCAGTGAAGGTTCTTGAACCTAGCAACAAGGTGACAAAACTTGTGGCATAATGGTGACATTGTGACACGTATGTCGTTGTGGCAGAAGGACTTACAGGCAGTTAGCTAGTAACTGATTCTATAAGTTCTGTATATCCACTACGGCATACATCAATACCTTAACCAAACTGGCTTGGACAATAGCCATCATCCACTCACGCATCAGTCAGCATGGGTGGATGTCACAAACAGGAGTGTATTGTATATGTCTAGTGACAAACAAGTTTTACTAGAACGTGAGATGCGAGAACATGGATTGTCTCGCTATCACAAAAACAATCTGAAGAAGGCTGAACGCAATCAGGAATCAACCACTGATTACGGACAGCATCTTCTGAGGGCAACCTTAGAATCACTTGAGGTTGCCATCACAAGCTTCATCGAAGACAGCATGAATGGAAGGGCTGGTAAGGCCGCAACCAGTGCTGTCCTACTCTCAAACCTTGAGCCTTCAGTCATCTCTGTCATCACGCTGAAGGTTGTGCTTAATCAAATCACAAGGCAACGTGCCTACACATCTTCAGCAGTGGCACTGGGTATGGCTCTGGAAGACGAGCTACGCATCAGGTCATTTGAGGAGAACAATCCAAGGCTGATGAAGGTGGTGATGAAAGACCTTGAGTCTCGCTCATCATCCTACTCATACAAACGCCGCAAGCTCATCGAAGCGGCACGGCGTGACGGGGTAGAGTGGCAAGCATGGACACAACGTGAACGGCTTCTTGTTGGCAATGCTCTGATTGACTTGACCATCCAGCATACTGGGCTTCTGTCTCACAAGATGGTCACATCAGGGGGCAAGAAGCGTAGGCTCTTGTTACCTACCGAAACCACAATGGATGCCATCAAGGACTTGAACGCTTTCAAGGAAGTGCTGAAGCCTGACTTCTATCCTTGTGTTGTCCCACCCCGTGATTGGATTAGCCCTTACGATGGTGGGTATCACTCACACCACATCAGGCCGCTGACTATGGTGAAGACCGACAATCACAATTATCTGTCGGAACTAAAACACTTTGATATGCCTCAAGTCTACGGTGCGGTGAACGCCATGCAGAGGACAGCCTTCAAGGTGAACACCAGTATCTTGGATGTGCTTCGTGAGGTGTGGAACACGGGCATTGACTTGCCTACCCTACCACCATCTGAAAACTATCCCATCCCAGCAAAGCCACAGGACATTGCAACCAACAAGGAAGCAAGGACAGCGTGGAAACGGGAAGCGGTCATCATCCACACCGAAAACAACAGGCTCGATTCCAAGCGGCTCTTGTTGAGGAAGACCATCGAAGTGGCTGACAAGTTTCAGGATGAACCAGAGTTGTACATGGTTTACCAGCTAGACTTTCGTGGCAGGGCGTACTGTGTCCCCAACTACCTCAACCCACAAGGCACTGACTTTGCCAAGGCATTGCTCATGTTCAGCGAGGGCAAGCCGATAGATGACAACGGTGCGTGTCACCTTGCCATACACGGGGCTAACTGCTTCGGGTTCGACAAGGTATCACTTCAAGAACGGATTGATTGGGTGCAAAAAAATCAGAAGCAAATCCTGTCTTGCGCTTCAGACCCATTGGCTGACTTGTGGTGGGCAAAGGAAGCTGACTCTCCGTTCCAGTTCCTTGCCTTCTGCTTTGAGTGGGCTGGCTGGGTTCAGCAGGGTGCAGGGTTTGTCTCTCACCTTCCTGTGTCTGCTGATGGCTCGTGCAATGGACTGCAACACTTCGCCGCCATGCTTCGGTCATCTACCACAGGCAAGGAAGTCAACCTCATCCCACATGAAGAACCACAGGACATTTATCAGAAGGTGGCTGACCGGGTAACCGATAAGCTGAAGACGATGGACAATCCTCTGGCTAGTCAGTGGCTTGAGTTTGGTGTCAAGCGTGGATGTACCAAGCGTCCCTGCATGGTGTTGCCTTACGGGGGCAAGCAGTATTCTTTCTCTGACTTTGTGATGGACTACATCGTGGAACAGAAAGAAAAAGGTAATATGCACCCCTTCGGTGACGATGCGTTTAAGGCATCTACCTTCCTTGCCAAAGTTATCTGGGACTCGATTGGTGAGATTGTCCATGCCGCAACGGATGCGATGGCATGGCTTCAGAAAGCCTCACGGGTTGCCAGTTCGGAAGGCTTGCCTATCCGCTGGGATACCCCGGTCAACTTCCCGGTGCTTCAGGCGTACAAGGCCACCAAGCCCTTCCGGGTAGACACCAAGCTTCTTGGTTCTGTCATCCAGCCCACGCTCTACAAGGAGACAGGTAAGATTGACAAGAACCGTCAGTCCAATGGCATCAGCCCCAACTTTGTACACAGCATTGATGCGGCACACATGATGATAACGATTGACGTTGCCACACAGTGTGAAATCTACAGCTTTGCGATGGTGCATGACAGCTACGGTACTCATGCGGCAGATGCAGAATTGATGTGGTGGTGTCTCCGTAAAGCCTTCGTTGAGATGTACTCTCAGACAGATGTGCTTGAGGATTTCCGTGCTGACTTGCTTGGAGTTCTTCCCAGACACAGGCACTCAGAGATAGAGTCTGTCCCATCGAAGGGTGACCTCGACATCAGTGTTGTTGAGGACAGCCCATTCTTCTTTGCCTAGTACAATCCACTCAGGCATTTAATACCCTGCATATTAGACCAGCAGAGTGTTCTGTTGGTCTATCTAACGGAGACCAATATGGAAGAACTCCTTGAATTATATGAAGAATTGGATGTTGCAGTACCTGTAGATATCCAGACCAAGGCCATAGAAACCTATGGCTTCATCTTAAAAGACAACTATCCACAGGAGAATATGGATGGCTAGAAAAGAACATGAACCTTTGCTTACACCAAGTGGCATTGCTGTTTACCCTCATCTCAATCGCCCTGATGTTTACAAAGACCCACAGTCTGGTGTCTCTGGCAAGCCTCAGTACAAGGTGAACCTCTCTCTTACACAAGAAGAAGCTACACCTCTTATCACCAAGATTGAAGAGACCAAGAAGACTGCCCTTGCAATGATACCAAAAGACAAGAAGCAGAAGGAATCGGATGACCCTTACTACAACGAGCTTGACAGTGAGGGACAAGAGACAGGCCGTGTCATCTTTAAGTTCAAGATGAACGCTGAGATTAACACAAAGGATGGACGCAAGATTGACATTGCACCGAAGCTGTTTGATGCCAAGGGTGTCTTGCTCAACGATTGTGATGACATCTGGGGTGGTTCAATCATGCGTGTATCGGCTGACCTCATCCCATACTACGTTGCCGCAGTCGGTGCTGGTGTATCACTCAGACTGAAAGCCGCACAAATCATTGAACTTAAAACAGGTGGGGGTGCTGATGCCTCGTCATACGGCTTCTCTGCAACGGAAGGATTTACTGCACCGACAGAGACAACCACGAGTTCGGAGTTCTCTGACGATGATGAAGACTTCTAGTCAGTACCGCAGTGGTTTAGAACAAAAGGTTGCTGACGAACTGACCCAGCTAGGTGTGAAATTTTACTACGAACCACCCGGCTGGGTTCACTACACCAAACCCCAATCGAAGTACAAGCCTGACTTTGTGTTGCCCAACGGAATCATAGTTGAGACTAAAGGCCAGTTCCTTTCATCAGATCGTTCCAAGCATAAGCTTATCAAGGAACAGAACCCTGACTTGGTTATCAGGTTTGTCTTCTCTAACTCTAAAACAAAAATCGGAAGCAAGTCCAAGACAACATATGGAATGTGGTGCAGTAGGTTCGGCTTTGAATACGCCGACAAGAGCATACCAACAAGCTGGTTGAACGAGGACTTACAACCTAAACAGAAGGAAGCAACCTTTGCTTTATTAAAATGCGGAAAGAAACGAAAGAAATAATCATCCACTGTGCGGCAACAAAGCCCAGCATGGATGTCGATGCAGAGACCATAGACAGGTGGCATCGTGAGCGTGGCTGGCTAAAGATTGGCTACCACTATGTAATCAAGCGTGACGGTACAGTCGAGACAGGCCGTGAACTGGAAGAGGTAGGCGCACACGCCAAAGGACACAACGCAATCTCAGTTGGCATCTGTTTGATAGGTGGGTTGTCAGAAGACAACGAACCAGAGAACAACTTTACAGATGAACAATGGGATGCACTAGGTACTTTGGTTGACTCGCTCAAAGCTAAATACCCAGAGGCCAGTGTCATTGGACACAACGATGTATCGGACAAAGCTTGTCCAACATTTAATGTAGGAGAATGGTATGAGGGATACAAGCGAGACTCTAACTGAGTCAGTCTGTATCAGCCATGAACCCTGCCCAGAGTGCGGTTCTAGGGATAACCTAGGCCGCTACTCTGACGGTCATGGATACTGTTTTGGATGTGGCTATTATGAGAAAGCTGAAGAAGAAATGTTACAACCCAGTAGCGAAGACTTTGGCTTCACCTCAGTACAAGCAGAGAGTAGTGAAGTCGAAGAAAATATATTCACGAAAGGGCAAATCAAAGCCCTTTCAAAACGTGGTATCAACGAAGATACCTGTCGTAAATTTGACTACCGTGTAACTAAACACAACGGGAAACCCTGTCAGGTAGCAAACTATTACGACAACCAGAAGCTCATCGCACAGAAGTTTCGCTTCCCTGATAAGACATTCAAGTGGAGTGGCAATGCGGCTGGGCTGTATGGTCAGTGGCTGTGGCGTGACGGTGGCAAGATGGTGGTGGTGACCGAAGGGGAACTGGACTGTCTCTCTGTCAGCATGGTACAGCAAAACAAATGGCCTACTGTGTCCGTTAAGAATGGGGCACAGGGGGCAAAGCGTGACGTACAGAAATCTCTTGAATGGCTTGAGGGCTTTGACACAGTGGTGTTCATGTTTGACATGGACGAGGCTGGTCAGTCTGCCGCCAAAGCCTGTGCCTCTGTCCTCACGCCGGGTAAGGCAAAGATAGCACAGCTACCCATGAAGGATGCTAATGAGATGCTCATGGCGAACAAGGGTAAAGAGATTATCTCTGCCATCTGGGAAGCCAAGACTTTCAGACCAGACGGTATTGTTCACGGCACTGACCTGTGGTCAACCATCTCAACCAACGAGGTTGTCTACTCTGTGGACTACCCTTTCATCGGACTTAACGAGAAGACACACGGCCTTCGCAAATCAGAGTTGACTTGCATAACAGCCGGGAGTGGCATCGGGAAGTCTGCCTTTGTGCGAGAGATTGGCTATGACCTCATTAAGAAGGGGGAGAAAGTCGGCTTCATCATGCTTGAAGAAACCGTTAAGAGAACGGCTCTTGGTCTCATGGGTCTTCACCTCGACAAACCTTTACATCTGGGCTTATCACCTGTTGAAAGTGATGAGCTTCGGGGTGCATTTGATTCTGTCATCGGTAATGGCAGGGTATATTTCTATGATTCTTTTGGTAGCACTGCTATCGAAAACCTCTTGGCTAGAATCAAGTTTCTTAGTAAGGGAGAAGAGTGCGATTGGATTATTCTTGACCACCTGTCTATTGTCGTTTCTGGTCTTGGGGACGGTGATGAAAGACGATTGATTGATAACGCCATGACTGCCCTTCGTACTCTGGTACAAGAGACAGGCGTGGGGCTGATACTGGTGTCACACCTCAAGCGTCCTGACGGTAACAAAGGACACGAGGAAGGCGCACAGACCAGCCTGTCACAGCTACGTGGTAGCCATGCTATTGCACAGCTAAGTGACATGGTGCTGGGGCTAGAGAGAAACCAGCAGGGTGAAGAGTCTAACGTCACCACCGTCAGGGTTCTCAAAAATCGCTTCAGTGGTGACACTGGGGTAGCTTGTCATGCCCAGTACAATCCACTGACGGGACGGATGCAAGAATGTAATCCTGAATTTAACGAAAGCGAGGACGAGTTTTGATGAGAGATACAACAAGAGAAGCCAGCGTTTCACAGTTTCAAAAAGCTATGGGGCAGGGTGTTGACATCCCCTACAGCAAGTCAGCTTTACATCTAAGAATGCGGCTGATTAAAGAAGAGGTGGAAGAGCTAGAGGCTGAAGTCAAGCAAGCAACACATCAACTTCAAGAGTACAACAAGGTTTCATACGAGACCAAAGAACAGCTTATGAAAGAGCTATGCGATGTGATGTATGTGGTCTCTGGATTTGCTGTAACTTTTGGTTTACCCATCCAGCCAGCTTTCAACCGTGTTCATCAATCTAATATGAGCAAGCTCGTTGATGGCAAACCAGTGATAGATGCTGGCGGCAAGGTGCTGAAGGGTGAGAACTACAAACCACCAACAATGGAAGGACTGATTACATGAGGTACATCTTTGATATAGAGACAGACGGTCTGTTAGATACTGTTTCTACTATCCATTGCCTCATCCTCAAGGACATAGACTCAGGCGAGATTATTAGCTACACCGATAACTGGCCTGAAGGTGTCAAGAGGTTAGAGGAAGCTGACCTAATCATAGGCCACAACATCATCAAGTACGATATCCCTGTACTGAAAAAGCTAGGTACTTTTAATACACAAGCACAGATAAAAGATACCTTGGTCTGCACCCGTTTGATATGGGCAGACATCAAGCAGTCTGACTTCAACCGTACTGACTTCCCCCGGAAGCTCATTGGCAGTCACAGTCTTGAGGCATGGGGGCATCGCATTGGCAACTACAAAGGCAACTACGATGGTGGCTGGGAACACTTCAGTCAGGAGATGTGGGAATACTGCATCCAAGATGTCGAGGTGACTAGCACACTGTGGGATAAAATTGTTGCAAAAAATTATAGCGAACAAGCGATGGAGCTAGAACATGAGTTGGCTGAAATTATTTACAGGCAAGAAACTTTTGGATTTGCCTTTGACAAAGAGAGGGCTGGTTCTTTATATGCTCAACTATCAGGACGAAAGCTTGAGCTTCAACAACAACTCAAAGCAACCTTCCCCGATTGGGAAATCAAAACCCCATTCACCCCCAAGGTAAACTCTAAGAAGTTTGGTTACGAAAAGGGTGTGCCCACCTACAAAGTAAAGACGGTGGAGTTCAACCCCGGTAGCCGTGACCATGTGGCTGACCGTTTGATGAAGCTCAGAGGCTGGAAGCCAAAAGACTTTACCAATGACGGGAAGCCGAAGGTAGATGAAGAGACTCTCTCAACCCTAGACTACCCCGAATCAAAGCTCCTTGTTGAATATTACACCCTCATCAAGAGGCTGGGTCAGCTAGGCGATGGCAACTATGCGTGGATAAAGGAAGAAATAAATGGGCGTATTCATGGTTCAGTCAACACTAATGGCGCAGTCACTGGACGAGCTACACATAGCTTTCCGAACTTGGCGCAAGTCCCAGCCATCGGTGTCCCCTATGGAAAAGAGTGTCGTGAGTTGTTCACTGTTGCTTCTGGCAACAAGCTTGTGGGCGTTGACGTAAGTGGGCTTGAGTTAAGATGCTTGGCTCATTACATGGCAAAATATGATGGGGGTGCTTATGCAGAAACAGTCGTTAGTGGCGATGTCCATAGCGAGAACCAAAAGGCGGCTGGCCTACCCACCCGTAGTACAGCCAAGACGTTCATCTATGGATTTTTGTACGGGGCAGGGGCACAGAAAATCGGAAGCATTGTTGGTAAAGGAGCAAAGGAAGGGGCACAACTTAAAGCCAGATTCCTGAAGCAGTTACCAGCCTTGGACAAACTAATAACAAAAGTTCAGAAAGCATCTGAACGAGGACACCTTATTGGACTAGACGGCAGACAACTGAAAGTTCGCTCGTCTCATGCCGCACTTAATACCCTTCTGCAATCTGCTGGTGGCTTAATCTGCAAGCAGTGGATTGTTGAATTTGACCGTGCCTTGAAACAGGCAGGGTTGTCGAGTTCATGTGACCAAGTGTGTTGGATACATGATGAGATTCAATTAGAAGTAAAGGAAGATATGGCAGATGACATTGGAAAACTCGCAGTTGAATGTATTGGTAGGTCAGGAGATTTCTTCGGAGTTCGATGTGAACTCACTGGAGAATACAGAGTCGGAAACAACTGGGCAGAAACCCATTAAGCATTGCATTGATTGCGGTGACCCCCTTGTTATTGGAGATAACTGGACAGAAGCCAGAGAAAATCAGAGCAAGTATGTATGTAAGTCATGCTGGCACAAAGGCAAACGTGCTGAGATGTGGGTGGGTGGAAAGTATATCGCAAAGTCCCACCCGTTATGGAAGCCCGGACGTTACAAAACATTTGAAGAAGCGGCCTTTGAAAGTCTTGGTAACTACACTCGCAGTAAGGAAGGTGAAGTGTACATCATCACCAACCCTGCTTGGCCTGAGTGGATTAAGGTAGGCATGGCAGTCGATGCTGATGACCGTTGCAACGGTTACCAAACAAGTAGCCCATTTCGTGACTATGAAATTGTGTATTCGTTTAAGACCGATGACAGGCGCAAATCAGAGCGTGATGCTCATACTTTGATTGAACGGTATGCAGAAGAGAGGCGTGGTGAATGGTTTAAGATTACACCGGGCACGGCATCTCATTTATTATCAACTATCCACTGAGGTATATTATGGAAAGAACACTACTAATTGACGGTGACATCATGGTCTACCAATACTCTAGCACAGTCGAGCAAGAGATAGATTGGGGTGACGATGTGTGGTCACTGTGGGCTGACGCAAGTGAAGCCAAAGGGTTAATCCTACAATACATCGACTTACTGATGGAAGAAACTGCGGCAGATGATTTCATTATCTGTTTCAGTGACAAGGATAACTTTCGCAAAGAGGTTGCGTCCACCTACAAATCCAACCGCAAAGGCAAGCGCAAGCCTGTCTGCTACAAAGCAATAGTTGAGTGGATTAAAGAAACCTACACCACAGAACAGTGGGCTGGGTTAGAAGCTGATGATGTCATGGGCATCATGTCTACATCTGAAATGGTTCAAGGGGAGAAGGTCATTGTCTCAGAAGACAAGGACATGAAGACCATCCCCGGTTTGCTCTGGCGTTCAGGCGAGATGCTCAACATCACACAGGAAGAAGCTGACTATAACCACCTGTACCAAACCCTTGTTGGTGATACTACAGATGGCTACCCCGGCTTGCGTGGTGTGGGGGACAAGAGAGCAACAGAGCTACTCAAAAAACCTACGTGGGAAACTGTAGTCAAAGCATTTGAGAAGGCTGGTCAGACTGAAGAGGACGCATTAGTCCAAGCACGGCTGGCTCGTATTCTCCGGGCTAGTGATTACAACTTTGAATTTGACCAACCTATTTTGTGGAGACCTTAATGCCGCTACCAACGGATGCACAAGAACGTAAAGCCATCCCTATCTACACAGGCTTTATCAAATACTTTCCTGATGCGATTGCTGAAGTAGCAAGGGTGTCCCTCAAGGGGGGCATCCAGCATGGGCAAACACCTGAGACCCTACACTGGGACAGAACAAAATCAAAAGACGAACTAGATGCCATGATGCGCCACATCATTGATGAAGATTGGGCACAGGTAGCTTGGAGAGCTATGGCAAACTTACAAAAGCAGATTGAGCAAGGACAGAATCAATGATACCAAACCAGCATTACGGGATGACACTTCCCATTTCAGATGAGATTGACGCAATTAAGTATAGGCAGACAGGGGAAGATTTCTATTCCAAGGTAGTTCGTATTGCTGGGGCATTGAAGGATGACCCACTGCACTTTGAGACATTCAAGGATGTACTCAGGCA